TGCCTAATGCCAGCACACTGGAATTTGGTATCAAAGCAATATTTGCACAGCATGAGCGTGAAGAGATCAGCAAACGTACCAAAGCAGCGCTGGCAGCAGCCAAGGCTCGCGGTGTAGTGTTAGGTAGCAAGTCACCTGAGATCGGATCAGCAGCTGGTGTAGCAGCTTTGCAAGCAAATGCAGATCAGTTCGCACAGAAAGTATTGCCTATCATCAAGGACTTGAAAGCAGCTGGTTACACAAGCTTGCGCCAGATCGCAGCAGCATTAACTGAGCGCAAAGTGCAGACAGTTCGTGGCAACATTAACTGGTCAGCATCACAAGTATCCAACATCATTGCAAGGGAGGCAGTATGAGCCAGCAACCAGAGTGGAGCGATCCATTAGAAAGATTTCTTGGAACCGCAATTAAAGATTCAAAAGGTAGGGAAGTAGGCTGGATAGTAGGGCTGCGTAATGATGGCATTAACTATTACGCATGGGTACAAAATGCAAGAATGCTTAATCATAATTTTTCAGACTTCGGTGTAAAGCAGAGATCAGTTTGCTTTACCTCGCAGGAAGAGGCAACACGCTGGGCATATACGACTGCTAAACAAAGAGTCGCAAACTTCAGAAAGGAGAATGGATATGGATCATAAAGACGTAATGGATAACGTAATTATCTTAATGGCAATAGCTATCCTTGTACTCGCAGTTGGGGGCTGGCTATGAGATCAGCATGGGATATACCTACAGGAAAGCAGTTAAAGCTTGATGTGATGCGACACCATGAGGAAACTAAGGCTGAGTATCTAGCAGCTGCAAGATCCTTTGCCATCGACTATCGCCGCTTGCATGGTAGCGTTAGTATCAATGAAGTAAGAGACGCAGTGCCAATTCCTGATGACGTACATCCATCAGTCCTTGGCGCTGTTTTTAGAGGGCATCAGTGGCAACCAAACGGTTACACAGTAGCAAAGCATCCCAGCGCACACGCTCGGACAATTCGAACCTATAAATATTTGGGAGATATAACATGGTAGGCAAAGTCACACCCGATTCAATCCTGTCAGCCAGCCGTTTGCCAGCTGTGATGGGCATGAGTAAATACCGCAGTGCTAATGACGAACTGCAAGTCAGCATTGGCGCCATTAATGGCAAGACACCGCCAGATATATCCAATGAAGCAATGCACTGGGGCAACCAGCTGGAGCCAATGATCCTGACAGAGACAGCCAAGCGCTTAGAGTTATCTGACTTGCAGCTGGTACATGAAAAGCCATACTTCCATGAATCTATACCTTTATGCTGTTCGTTAGATGGTCTAGCAGATGGACGCAGCCAAGTCATCAAGCATGATCCTGATGCTGGCATTTTTGTGATGGGAGAGCCAAGCATAGTGCTGGACGGGCTCGGAGTACTGGAGGCAAAGTTAACAGGCAACGCACCAGAGACAGAGCCACCACTGTGGCGAGGAGCTATCCAGTTACAGGCTCAGATGGATATCATGCAAGCAAGATGGGGATGTGTGGCAACCCTGTACCAAGGTACTAAGTTGCACCTATTTCTATTTACTCCTCATCAAGGCACACTGGATCGGATTAAGGAAGTAGCACTCGACTTCCAGAATCGGCTAGAGATCTATAAGAATGAGCATAGGGTGGAGGCATACCCAGCACAGAACAGTAAAGACGCTGATCGTATGTATCCAACTAGCTCAGAATCTGAGCCAGTACAGTTGGATGATGCAGCTGCTGAATACGCAAAGATAATCCTTGAGTGCAAGGCAGAGATAGAAGCTCGAACCGAATTGATTAATCAATGCGAGACGCAGCTAAAAGAACTGCTAAAAGATAAGCCACTCGGTATCGCTGGCAAGTATAAGGTCAGCTGGGGAATGCGTAATTACAAGGCACAACCAGAAAAAATAGTAGCTGCTAAAGAAGCATACTCGGTACGTCAATCCACACTAACAATAAAGGAATTGTCGTGAATATAAATGATGGCACTTTAATCAAAGCTAGGTTGGATGCAGCCGCAGCATCGCAAGACGCATTGCTTTCACCGACAGAGCATAGATGTTTGCTCGCTGTAGATTCAATTATTGCTGCAACATTAGCAACTATACAGGCATACACAGGAGGACATGATGTCAGAGATCAGTAAGTTTTCAGAGCTTCGAAAAATCGATGTGTCTGGAATTGTAGAAAAAAAAATGGGGCTGTCGTATCTGTCTTGGGCATGGGCAGTAGATACCTTGCTGCTTAATGATCCTGCTGCGACATGGGAATACAAAGAGCCAGTCAGATGGAATGATACCGTTATGGTTTTTTGTACCGTCAAAGCTTTCGGTGTGGAGCGTACAGCGCAGCTGCCTGTCATGGATCACAGGAATAAAGCAGTGCCTAATCCTGATGCATTCCAAGTTAATACAGCAATGCAGCGCTGTCTTGCCAAAGCAATTGCACTGCATGGTATTGGGTTGTATATCTACGCTGGTGAAGACGTACCAAAGGACGCTGAGTCAGCCAATCCACTGGACGCTATCAAGCCTGTAGCTACAAAAGATCAAGAGCCAGCAGATAACCCTGAATGGACATGGCATCTTATGTATCCAAATAAGGCAGAGCCAGCTGCAAGCTATATGACTTCTGAAGAGTGGGAAGATATGTATAACTCTACCGCCATGAAGACAGCCAAGTCACCTAGCTACACCCACAGGGAGCGCATGACTAAGTTGCGTGAACTGAAGGAGGCTAACCAAGCTACTCTAGATAGATTGGATCCAGTGCGTAAGCTTTGGCATGGGAAACAATACGCTGATAGACTTAAGTCTCTTGGCGCTGCTATGCCACCAGCCCAGCCTGAGACTGAGCCAGCAGCAGAGTAAACTATAGGCACAGGACTATGCGTATGGTCTTGTGCCTGTCTTATCGATGATTAATTTCTGACCTCTAGGTTTTGCATCATGCGTATTAGGAATCGAAACATGAGTCCACCTGTCAAACTCTCTTATGACTTGATCAAATGGAAGGTTAGCTGCGATGATCGCCTTCACAACTTCATCAGGAGACATTTGCGGCACTCGAATATCAGCAGCACATCCAAGCCTATGCTGACTCCGATCACTACTACCTACGGCATCGTTTACCTGCTTACACCTGAAGGCACTGTTTACGATGATCGGCTTGCCGCCTACCGCAGACTTCACCGTCTCCAAAAATGCAGCCAGTCGTTTCAAGTTCGCCAGTTCAGACTCATTCGGCACGTTATCAAACTCTCTGTGATCCGTATGCGTAAGTTCATCCAAAGTAAAGTGTTCGCTTAAATTCATTTACGTTCTTCCTCTAAGATCATCTGACAGGCAGTTAGTTGGAGAGTAATTTGGTCTGCTCGTTCTGCTTCAGCTGCAAGGTCTCTGACAAATTGTTCAGGAATGTGGCAGACTGCTTCTGCATCACTGCCGCTGGTACTGGTGGTAGCTGTGGACACTGCGCTACTATGGTCTGCACCCTTGGTGCTTGGGAAGCGCAGCCCACCAGACTTACTAAAGCTATCAAGCAAAGCATTCTTTTCATCTTGTACCTTTCTATTATCAGCAATTAACTTAGCCTCCACAGTTCTAAACTGTGCAGCCTGTCTACGCTCGGTAGCCATAGCTTCATCTTGCGCTTTCTTAATAGCCAGCGCAGCCTGTGCATTTGCTTCTGCCTTTTCTGCTTGCCATTGAGCTTGCACTATAGCCTGTCCTTGCCTATGTCCATAAAAGTAGGAAGACACAGCAACTACAAACATAGCAAGCAGGATCCATGACTTAGGCATTTTGTGGAGTCTCCCCAGCTTTAACTTTCTCTACGTTCTCTTGTCCTCTTGTCCATGCTGCGATACCTAAGATAGCGCCAAAAGAAATATGAATCATGCCACCACCTTGTAGCGTCAATGATTGCCACATACCTACCATTTGGTTAGGGTTCCAGAATTGCAGCAAGTTGTAGAGGACTGGCCCAAATATAAAATCAAAGAGGCAGATTGCCATGTAGGTCAGAGCCATCATCGGTCTCCACTTCTTAGTCATCCAATCATCACCGAATAATTCTTTCATTGCGATCCTCCCTGATCAAACATCCATCGAATAAACCACGCAAAACCTGCAATGATTAGCGTGATTACAAACCCACCAATACAGTTGTAAAAAATTTGCCAGCGTCTTTGCCTTATCCTGCGTAGTCGCATAACTTCAGCAGCCAGTGCTAGTCTTTTCTCTGTCTCTTCCCTGCGCTTTGCCTCTGCCTTTGCTTCACGATCCTGTCTTAACTTGTTTAACCTACTAGAGAATTCATCCCACATCCCAGCTTCATCAAAGTGGTAAATGAAATAATGTTTGATGTCATCGTAGTGCTGCTTGATCTGACGATCAATTGACATCATCTCCATCACATACTCAGCATCAGACATTGCATCAGCCACAGGATTACCAGCTGCTATAGCTGCATCCTGCTTTTCTTTTGCATCCTCTAGCTGTAGACGAGCTTGCTCATACTTACTGGTAGCACTAAAAAATTTAGTGATAGGAGCCATTGAATCTTTAAGCTTCTTGCCTGACTCAACACATTTATTGATCTCACCTACTGCCTTGTTAGCCTCATCAGCAAAGGATCTGATACCTTTGACGATAGCGCCAACACCCTGTACAACCATGATGGCAGTTGAGACTGGCTCCATTATTTATCCTGTTTGCTATCCAGCTTGTCGAATATCTGTTTTAAGATTGCTTTAATCTCGCCAATGTCTGCACGATAGTCATCCTTCTGCACATAATCTTTAGGCAGTTCGGCTAACTTATCCTCAATCTTTTGAAGCTTTCTAGTAACAGTGTTAAATACAAAGACACCAAGAAAGCCAGCAATAGCAACGACAAAATTAAATACAATTTGATTCTCCATGATCACGCATTCTCAGGCCAAGTTAATTGAAGTGCAGCTAATTCTTCCACCGTAGTACACGCAGCAATAGCTTGCTCGTTAGCATTGCTTGCAGCTCGTACCGCCTCACGATACTCACTAGTCTCAGCATCGATTGGTGATGCAGCCTCTATGAATCGTATTACTTTCCAGTCGGTAGGCGCAAGCAATCCACCAGCAGTCTGCTTGACTTGTGCTATCAGCATAGCCTTGCACTGGTCTAGATCCTTTGCGTGTCCTGCGCTCCAGTAGAATCGATCATCGTATGGCTCTGGATCTGCTATCCACTCCACACCGATAGCCAGCTTATCCTCATTACTGGATAGTCTCAGCCAGTTAGCAGGATACTGTGTGCCATTGGCATCAGTAAATGGTGCATCTTGTGGGATTGGTCTACCGTTTATTGTGTACATGATTACCTCGCTAATGAATACTTGAATGGGTGTTCAGCAAATGCCATGACAACATATATATCATTGGCTGTTTGATTGAGATGCACGTTGTTTGTTTTGATCTTGAATCCGTTTGCTGTCACATCGATTGCTGCAAGAGTTCCTTTACCTGCTGGACTTTCAGCAAACAGGTACTCATCCAATGTGTTGTATGTGTTTCTAGACGTGTCGTACATAATCCAGCCACCAGTACCTGATGCACCAGTGGCACGTTTGATTATAATCCAGCGAGGAGAAAAACCACACGCTACAAATGGGCCATCGCCAGTTGAGGAAGCATTTGCTGCGTATGATGTGAACTTAGAAAAGCCAGCTATTTCAGAAAAGCAGATTGCTTCAAAGCGATCATTAATTTCATTCAAGTTGTTAGAGCTTGTGCCACCTGCCGCAATTGTAAATGTCTGATCAGTTGGACTTGTACCTATCCAACCATTGAGAGCACCATTACCTCTTAGATTTGGTGATGTCAGTAGCAGGTAATAGTTTGTTCCAACGTCTTTGTGATACACCCATACATTGTTATCACTTGCATTGGAATCTCTGTCCTTTGCAATGATCAATGCAGGTACTTTACCAAGACCATGACCAATAGTTGGATTGTTTGCGCCAGTACCAGTCCAAGTGACAATGCTGATACCAGCAGTAGTGTTTGCTCTTACCTGCGAGCTTATCGATCCTGCCGTATTAGTGACAGTAGTTGCTGCTACCTTCCATGCTGATGCGACAAAGGTAGCCGCTGACGCATTGACGATAGCAGCATTACCAAGCAAGAACCCGTTCTTGTTGAACTGAATGAGCGAGTTCACATCAGTGACTTCAACACCAGTATTGCTGCTGCGAATGTACTTGCCCACACCCACTACGCTATTGAACAATGCATGATCAGTACCTGCACTGCGCGACTTTATCCAAACAAAGTCAGGTGATTCAACGTCACCCAATACTTCTGCTACGTTGAAGGAGTTGATTGGTTTGAATGTCGCAGCAGGACGATCAGTGCCGTAGTTGGAATATTTGAATGGACGCTGACCGAAATTGAATGTTCCTGTGATGGCACTTGATCCACTAGCTGCAATGACAGGTGTCACTGTAAGTCCTTGCAATCCTGTAACTGCGACACCTTGCGACACACCATTCTTATAGAACGTCAATGTGCCAGCATCCATATCCAATGCTATGCCGATTACATCATTTGTAGTGTATGTCGCACCATATGCTGATGCTGTGCCATTAATGTACTTGTTAC